CCCATAATAACAAAAAACCAGAAAAGTACTTTTTCGTTTATTTCCAAAACTGTCACTAGTGCGTATAATACTGCTGTAATTTGGTTTTTATCCATTATTTTAATTTGTTAAAAAGTGATGCTATAAATATTAAGGTCGAAATTCCCAACAATCCGCAGGAAATTAACGTGGTGTACGCACTGTCTGTAAAATTAAAAACTATTGCTAGAAATCCAAATAAAAAATAAAAAGATAAAAACAAAGTAGCTAGTATTTTTCTGAAACAGAACCTTAATTTTTCATTCCACAAATACAAAGAAAACAAAATTAAAAACATTTCTAACTGCGAAATCATTGGGTAAATTTTACAGGCGTAGTTTTTTTCGTATCTTAAAAAATACGATATAATTTCACCTATAAATATCAAAAAAATTGAATAAATAAGAATAGCTTTTTTACTTTCTTTTACGAATGTGGCTGCCTGATTAATCCGGCATTTTAAACCACAGGGCGGAACTCCTGGCATAATTTTAATTTTTATTTGTTAATTGATCGTTTATAATTTGGTCTTTTTTAGCAGAACCAGATGAGTTCCCAAAATAGTAATTCATCGGTATTTGTTGTGATGCTACGATTGCAATTATTATTTGCGGATCGGGTTTGTGATTCGAAAATAAACACACAAAAAAATAAGTGAATGAACAAATCACAACTATTAATGCTAAAATTGGTTTTATAAGGTCTTTTATATTTTCCATATTTTTTAGTTTTATGTTTCCTAAAAGAAACGTTTATTTTGTTTTTAATTCTGGTGTCATAATATTTAATTTAAAATGTGTTATAAAATTTTCCCGCTCCAGCGTTGTACAATTCCGAAACCTCTGTTGATGTTAATTCTCTATTTTTCCAAATTGCAATCTCATCTAATTTTCCTCTGTGCTTTAAAGTTGTATCTGTATCCCAACCAGCTCTAGCCATAAAAACCTGAGATGTTCCGTTATTCATACGTGTATAAGTTCCCCCAACATTAGCATCTGTCTGTACGTCTAAGCTACCATTTACGTAAATTTTTGTGCTACCAACCGAAGCGGAATCACTAAAAGTAACAACTACGTGATACCAAGTGTTTAAAGATGTTACTCCAGACGTTGAAGTTGTTTTTTGAAATATCGTATCATTATCAAATTGAAATTTATAAAATTGGAAACTATTTTCAAAGAATATAAATTGCCATTCCGCAAGTCCAACAGATAAAAGTCTTTTATTTAAAAGCCAATTTCCAACAGCGGAAACACTAGCTATATTAGCCCAAGCCGAAATGCTACCTGATGTTGGTGTTGTACCATTCACAAAACTAAAATCATCGCTATCTGCTATGCCTACATACCTAAAAGTACTATCATTTCCAAAATCAATACAATTACTATTTACGCCACTTGGGAACGTCGGCGAACCTATTACGCTTCCGTTGTGTGTTCCATTATGAATATCATTTGCGTTACTTGCGTCAAATGAATAGTAAGCGACTAAATCGGTTAGGAAGTCTAAGCCTTGATTTCCTCTACTCATAGAATTTATTAAACTATAATATCTCATTACGCTTGTAAATTAATTCCTAATACATCCCATTTGTCATCCACATCGTTATAAATAATACCTAAATATAAAGTTTTACTTATTACGGTTGTTGTTGGTAAAGTTATACCTATTGCTCTGTAATTGCTTCCAAATGTAATGCTTCGTGCCGTTCCGTTATCTTTTATTCTTATCATTAAAGCTTGACCCTCTGCAAAAGTACCGCTCGGATTTGCTAAAGTTAGATTAACCGCTTGAGCCGTAATTATTACTAAGTCGTTTAATGAAGTTGGCGTAACAGTTGCACTACTTGTTACGGTTTGTAAACGCGGGTTTAAAGCAGAGTATATTAAATCCGCTTTTGATTTAATATAATTCCAAACGTTTAACCAGGTTATTTTTTTAGATTTATTACTGTCTGCGCTGTCGACTAAATCTGTTAAATCTGTATCTACTAAAGTAGTTTTCGCTGTTAATCCATTTATAAGCGCGCCCAGGACGGTTTCTGTTAACGCGGCCTGTTTTGCATTTAACGCAGATTGTAAGTCCGTTTGTGCGGATAAAGTCCCAGTAATAGAACCCCAGACAGCAGCAACACCACCGCCACCACCAGAACCAACACTTCCAACTACAACCCACTTGTCTAGGTTGTACATTAAAATTATAGTTCCTGTTAAGTCGCCTGGATCGACTGGCGTATTATAGTTTTTTACGATAGGTTCGTCAGTAAGTCCGTTTAAATTCATTCTGGCGACACCAGTATTCGGATTTTCAAAAGTAGCTAGAAAATAGTACCCAGTTTCTAAAGAAGTTAACCCTTCTATAGTTGCTGTATAATCATTAGTTCCAAATGCAGTAACGCCTAAACTTTTAAATGTAAAAGTATTAGTAAATGGATCATAATAAATAGGCGCACGCGCAGTAGGCGAAGAACTTCCACCAGTATTCATCGAAGTAGCTATAGCGATTAAAACTTCCCGCATTTTTGCGGGATTTATAGCTAGTATATTATTGTCGATTATATAAGTGTTTATTATCGAAACTAATTCTTCCTGTGTATATGCCATGACTATAAATTAATTAAATCCAAAATCGAAACCGTTACTAAAATTCCTTCCTATAGGCGGAACTTCCACTTCTATTTCTGCCTGTCTGTCAATATAAAAAAGTATTTCGGTTACTTCTGACGATTCCAACAAAGTAAAAGTAAGTGAAAAATCAATACGGGAACCGGTTATTCTGTGCGTAAGGTTTTTTATATTAATACGCTGTTCCCATTTTCCTATCGAATCCAGAATTTCGGCCGCTATATTAGCTACAGCCGTCGAAACTGGTTTGTCTATAAATTGCCAAATATCAGATCCGAATAGCGGATTTAATGGAACACTGCCTTTCGTTGTTGTTAATATGATACCCACGCATTGACGTATGTCTTCAATCCCAGAAACTACCTGTCCGATTGTAGTTCTGGATAACTGCCAGTTTGTAGCGCGAATGTCCTGTAATTTTGTAGCCATTTTTTAAGGTGTTGCAGGTCCAGAAGTTCCGCCGCCAGTTTGTACGCCTGTATGTTTGTGAGCGGCCAGATCTATAGTTCCATTTGTTACTGTTGCGCCTTTTAATTCGCCTGTAGCTTCTAAATTTCCGCCAGACATCGAAACACCTGGTCCAGATATAGAAGGCGCAGATATCGAAGCGGCAGCTACTGCGCCAGATACCGTCATAGATCCAGAAACAGTAACGACTCCTTCAATGTTTACGACTGGCGAAGTAATTTCCAACTCGTCAGAATCGACACTTACTGCTATTGCTGTAACTGCTACTGTGTCCGCATCGACGGAAACCTGCTGCGCTTCTACGCTTACAGTTTCGGCTTCGATATGGGTTTCGCCAGTGGAAATAATGTTTACTTTGCCCTGTACGTTTATATTGTATTCGGACGTGTTTTTATTATATTCGATAAACGAATTGTCCGAAAATTTCATTCTGTAAATTCCGGCACCGCTGCCAAATCCTGGATTCGTTTTATCATTAAATAATGCGCCCAGGATAACGCCTTCGACAGAATTTTCGTCCATTAAAACTGCTACCTGTTCATTAATGTTAAAAGTAAAAGTGTCTTTATCCTGGATAGCAGCGCGGACCAGAACCTGTAAAGGTGCCGACACGATACTGTCGTCCAAAAAAGTCACGCGGGCGTAACCGGTAACTGGATCTACTTCTGTTATATTTCCGAATCTTAACATTTTTCAAAAGTAATAAATTTTTATCACCTCTTTACATAAATTCCTGTATTATCACCTGGTTTTTTGAAAACCTGACTTTCGCGAAAAACAGGAACGTTATTTGGCTGTGGTTTTTTCTTCTTTTTAGTGGTTATTTGCGCAGACTTAACAGGTGTCTGAAGTCTTTTTATTTCGCATTCCACAACACGTCCGCCGCCTTTGTCTAATTTGTGGGAACTGGCTTTTATGTTGTATTTTCCAGATAGTTTTCCGATACCGTTTAACTGAAAATTATTTCCGGCCATAGCTAAATCGTAAAATTCTGCGTTTGATATCTCGATAGTTCCTTCAAATTGATTCGCTGCCGACAGGTGCATTACTGCTTTTGCTTTTGCTTCTGACTGCTGTTTGTTTTCAGAATAAGAATAATCGATTTCTTCGTCGCCTGACTGCGTGTCTGGATACTTATAACCTTCTTCGGCCTGCCATTCGGAATACTGTTTATCTGCTTCGATTTTTTCGTTTCCTTTCGCGCTTCCGTGAACAGACTTTGAAGTCTTCGGCGCGTCGGATTTATCCTTTAACGAATACCTAGACAGATCGGTGACGTCCAATACAAAAGAAGCGTTTCTTTTTTCTAAAGTATAAACTGAAGTAAAAGTAATTACCTGGTCCCGAACAGAAAAAACGATTCCATAAATTCCGGCGATTCGTTTTAAAAATGCCAGGTCGGTTTCTTTGTTTTGCGTAACGCGTCCGATAGTTATTTCCGGGATTTCACCCGAAACTGTAAGACTATTTTTTGCGGCTATTTTATCGACGATTTGTTTTAAAGTTTTATTTTCGTGTGCATCGGATTTTTTAGTTCGAAGACTGGATTTAATTCCGGTAGCCATTCCGCGAATACTAACAGTCGAAGGCGGACCTTTAATTTCTATCTCGTCAATCTCAAAGACGCCACATTTAAGAAGACCCATAGTAACAGTAAGTTTTGCGCCTTTTTCTGGATACCAATTATTTTGCCATAAAGCGTCCACGTCGTCGACTTCGATTTCTATTTCGTCAGATTCGCCGTGCGTTTTGTCTTTATAAGTAATCGACAGCATATATTTAGCTATGTCTGCTGTAATATTTTTAGTGTTGTAAAACACTGAAAAGCCAGTTATAGGTACATTCATTTTTCTATCGTTTCCAAGGTGGTAAAAGTTCGCTGTCCAGTTGTATGTCGCCGTCTTCTAGTATTGGTATTACTAGCCTAGTTCCTACTTCTAGCACGGGCGAAATAACTACAGACAAATTAGCTTCGATAATACCTTCAATTAGTGAAGCGTCGCCGTAGGCCTTAAAAGCGATAGTATCCCACCTGTCGCCCTGTTTTACTACATATTCAGTAAATGCCATGTTATTTTCTTCTAATTATTGACTGATTACTATTATTTATATTTGCATTTTGTGCTATAGAAATGCTATTTCTTAACTGTCTAGTTAATTCCTTAAACGAATTTATGTCCGAAATTGGTAAAATTCCAGTTATATTTTGAACACTGGTATATACGCCCTGTAAAGCCGAAGGAAGCAAGGGCGCAGCGTTACTTAAATCCTGCGAAACAGATATAGCATTTTGAACGTTTGTTATATTCTGTTCGATCTGCTTTAGTGACTGGCTAACCTTCCCGGAATAATATTCAAATGTAGCTGGATTTTTTTCTGCAGCTTCTGCGTGCTGTTCTATTTTCAATCCAGAAGTTTCCATTTTTGACACCTCAACAGTTAAAGCTTTAGCAGGCGAAGGTTTCGGCGGAATAATAGATCTTACTTCCGAATTTCTGGATTTGGTGGCGAACGCTTTATTCTTTGCCTGGTCGTTAGATTCTCGAAGCGGATCTTCGCTAAAAGATTCCAGAAGTTCCACCGACAAAGAAACAGAAATTAAATTTCCGGAAGGATCTGTAAATTCTGTAGTTTTTGTAAAACTAGGAATAACAAAATTTCCCAAAACTTTACCTGTTCCAAGTATAAGCGGAAGGATTTCGCCGTTCTGCATGTAATCGCGCAAAATAGCGATATCCGCTTCCGGATCCGTGAACTGCGAATGTAGTAGCATTTCAAAAGAAATAGTGTCTAAAACGTCGCCCACGCGTTCCAGACGTGGTTTGCTTTTTATTCGTTCATGCTGTGCGTAATTTACTGCGAAAGATTCTTCCAAAGAAGAAAAACCTTTCGAACCTTCGAATCTTATAGTTCCTAGTTGTGCGTACATATTTCAAATATATGTTATTTATTAATACGAAAGTCTTTTTTTACGTTCCAGGGCCGCTTCTATTTCACGAATAAGCTGTGGCGTGTATGCCTTCAATTGTGATAAAATGTCCTGCGAGTTTCCGCTGGCACTTATTACAGGCGCAAAATGGACAGTCATTCCGCCACCACCACCAGACCTTCCACCTGTGCCGACTGGTTTTATTCCTTTAGCCATTCCGCCGGAAGCTGCAGACAGTGAGGGCGAACCTTTTTCGATTCCTTTTTTTGCGCCTTCAGTAATATTAACGCCGTAATCCATGAAAACTTTAGACGGCGAAGCTATTCCTAAAACGTTTTTAAACGTCGAAGCTATTTTAGATCCTATCCCTTTCACATAATCAAATAACGCTGTAGCCTTTGCTTTTATTCCGTTCCATAAACCCGAAATTATATCGACACCTAGTTTTACAAATATTTTAGGAAGAAACAAAATTCCGTTTATAAATCCAAAAAATATTTTTTTTACTTTGTCCCATAATCCAGAGAAGAAACCCGAAATTTTATCCCAGTGTTTAATTATTAATCCGTGCGGTGTATAGTTAAGAAAAATATTTTTTATCCAGTTCCAGGCATTCGAAAACATGGTTTTTATTCCGGCCCATAGGTTCGAAAAAAACGCAGAAACTTTGGACCAGTTTTTAATTAACAAATAACCCGCCGCTACTAGTGCTACAATTCCGATAATTATCCAGGTTATGGGATTCGCTAAAAATGCCAAATTTAAAGCAGTTACTGCAGCAGTCATTCCGCCAGTTATTCCGGCACCTGCTGCGGTGGCTGCAGTGTAAGCTATAGAAGCCACCCTGGCTAATTTATAGATATTCATTCCGAAGGCTATAACTTTAAATAGTCCGCCGAAAACGAAAGATAAACCAGAAACGGCTAGCGACAAAAGTCCTACTTTACCGACTACGCCTGTAATAGTAGAAACCAGTCCAGAATTACGCTGCGACCAGGCG